CGCTGATGTAGAGTCCGCTCCAGAGGCAACAGCTGGTCCAGTTGCAGAGCGCCGCCGTAGAACGGCACGTCGCCGCACCGGTGCAAATAACGCTGTAGTCCGCGAAAACCGTGAGTTGAAGAAGCAACTCGATGAAATGAATCTTTTTAACGCAAAACTGCTTTATGTGAATAAGCTGATCCAGAATCGTAATGTGAGTTCTAAGCAGCAGCGTGCCATAGTCGAGGCTCTTGATAATGCCAAGACGGTGAGAGAGGCTAAGTTGGTCTATGAAGGACTGACCAAGTCACTTAACAAGAAGTCCCTTAGTGAGGGCACGAGAAGAGTTCTTGGATCTTCTAGCAAGCCAACTCGTAGCGGTGGTGCTACGTTGAATGAGTCGGCACAGACTGATCGATGGGCTAGACTCGCTGGTATTAAAAGCAAGTAATAGACGCTAACATTCAAAGGAGATAATGAAATGTCTAAGAAATTCACTTTAGAGACGCTTACCGAAGGAATTCGCCAGCGTCATCAGGGCGAGGCAAATGCTCGTCTTACTGAGAAGTGGTCTCGGACGGGTCTTCTGCGTGGTCTAGACGGCGTCCATCGTGAAAACATGGCAACGCTACTCGAGAACCAAGCAGGACAGGTCCTTCGTGAGTCCTCAACACTTGGCGGCGGTGGTCTCAACCCTGCTGCTGGCAGCGGAGACATCCGCGGCTTTACCAACATCGCTTTCCCAATCGTCCGTCGTGTATTCGGTGGTTTGGTTGCTAACGAGTTGGTTTCAATCCAGCCAATGAGCCTTCCTTCTGGTCTGCTCTTCTACCTTGACTACACTTACGGCACAAACGTCGGTGGTGAGGGTGACGGCATTGGTAGTTCGACAAAGAACACCTACAGTAACAACCAGTCGATTTACAACAACCCGGCTGGTAAGGGTATCCGTTCTGGATCACTCGGCGTAGGTGGTCAGTACGACCTTGCTGGTAGCGGCTACAGCCGCGTTCACACCGGCTCGAACGTTACTACCCTCGCTGACGGGGTCACTACAAGCGTTTTCTGTCTTGGTGGTAGTGCTTCTCAAACCCGTGCTGTTATTACAGGCGGTGGTCTTGCCTCTTCCGGTTCTGACGGTCGCTTCCTGCAGTTTGATCCCCAGATCAGCCAGTTGATTGATGAAGAGAGCGGCGAGTTCTTCTTCATGACCGTCGACTTGGGCGCGCTTGGTGCTGACTTCGATGTAACAGCAGTCAAGGAAGCAGCGCTTGTTCTTTCTGGTACAACTGGTCTTACTGCCGCTCTTAATGACATGCAGCCAATTCCGGAGACAGTCCAGGGTGGTGCTGGTGTCTACAACATTCGTCGTCTGAACCAGCTTGTTAGTTCAAGCTCATTCAAGGGCGAGATCTCACCTGCACCGATGGCATCAGCTCAACAAGCTGGCGCTGCTCTATTGCTGGTCTGTTCAGGCTCTGTCATGAATGACACTACTTCATTCATGTTAACGTACCCGAAGACAGCGACTCTCAACGCTGATGACGGTTCAACTCTTGTTGTTCCAACATTCGAGTCTGATTTCGGTTCCGGTACTCCTGGTTCACCTGTTCCAGAGATTCCCGAGATCGATATCAAGATCGAGAGTGTTTCGGTTGTTGCTCAGACTCGTAAGCTCCGCGCCCGCTGGTCACCAGAGCTCGCTCAGGACTTGAACGCTTACCACAGCCTTGACGCTGAGGTTGAGCTTACTCAGATCCTCTCCGAGCAGATTGCCCTTGAGATTGACCGTGAGATCCTCAACGATCTTCTCATGCAGGCTGATACCAACTACTACTGGGACCGTCGTCCTGGTCGTTTCGTCAACAAGAAGACTGGTGCCGATCAGACAAGCGCTGGCTCGCTCACTTCACCTGCCTTCACTGGTACGGTCCGTGAGTGGTACGAGACTCTTGTTGAGACCATCATCGACGTTGCTAACGAGATTCACCGTAAGACCCTTCGTGGCTCGGCGAACTTCATCGTTGTTAGCCCTGATGTTGCCACGGTTCTTGAGGCAAGCGTTCTTTACCGTCCAAGCCTTAGCATTGACGGTGACGGACAGGTCGGTGCCATGTCACTTGGCGCTGAAGCAGTTGGTAGCTTGAGCAACCGTTTCACGGTCTACAAGGACCCCTACTTCCCATGCAACAAGATTCTTGTTGGTTATAAGGGTGGTAGCTACCTTGAGACTGGTTACGTATACGCTCCTTACGTACCTCTCATCGTTACTCCGACGATCTTCGCACCTGAGGACTTCACCCCGCGTAAGGGTGTCATGACTCGCTACGGTAAGAAGATGGTCCGTAACGACTTCTACGGTACCGTTACCTGCCTCGGCATGGACGTTATCTAAGTCCTTTAATCTTCGGATTAACTTTAGCGGGGTCCCTTCGGGGGCCCCGTTTTTGTTTTAACCTATTTTTGATTCGATTATTATTGATAAAATTTGCTTTGC